CTAGTGGGTGGATTGGATCTAACTCAAACTCCTGGCAACATCATATATGTGGCCACCAATGGTGACAATGCCAACACCGGCACGCATCAAAATGATCCAGTATTGACCATTCAACAAGCCATCACATTGGCCACTGCAGGAGATTTGATACACATTTATCCAGGCACCTACACAGAAACATTTCCCATCACTGTGCCTGTGGGAGTAACTATCAAAGGCGAATCATTGCGATCAGTGTTTATTCAACCCACTGGTGGCACCATTGACCAGAATGCTTTCATATTGAATGGTGAAACCACTATTGAAGATTTAACAGTGGGCAATTTCCGTTTCAATGCTGGATTAAACAGAGGATATGCTTTTAGATATGCTGCATCATTCACAGTGACCACACGTTCACCCTATATCAAAAACGTGAGTGTGATCACCACAGGTTCTGTGACATCTGGCGCAGATCCCAGAGGATTCAACACTGGTGATGCTGGCAAAGGAGCTTATTTGGATGGCAGTTTGGCCACAGCAGGCAGCAATGAAGCCAGTTGTTTGTTTCAAAATTGCACATTCATAACTCCAGGTGTGGATGCCATCACCATGACCAATGGAGTGAGAGTGGAATGGTTGAATTCATTCACATATTTTGCCAATAGAAGTTTGTATGCAGTGGATGGTGTGTCTGGTTTGAAAGGCACTGGAAAAACACTGCTGAAAGTGGATGGCTTATCAGGACCTGCAGTGATTGCTGGTCAAACCATCACTTACAAAGATGTGGACAATGTTACAGTTTTGGGCACAGGCACCATTGCCACAGTGGATGGAACAAAAATTTATCTCACAGGCAAAGTTGTAGGATTTGAAAATGCCACAGACCGTCCAGGTAAAACTGTCACATCTCATGGCAATGCACAATTGAGCACAGCTCAAATTAAATATGGCAGCAGTAGTTTATTATTGGATGGTGTAGGCGATTATTTGAGCATTGCCACGCAGGCAGACTTTGGCTATGCATCTGGAAATTTTACCATTGAGTTCTGGTTAAGAATCACCAGCTTGGGCAATCAAGTGATCATCGAACAGAGATCAGCATCGGCTCTCAACAATCCAATGATCCATATTAATAGTGGAGTAATAAAATATTACGCAGCTGCCGCTAACAGAATCACAGGCTCCACTACTATTGCCATCAACACTTGGTATCATGTGGCTGTAAGCAAAAGCAGTGGCACCACCAAACTGTTCGTGAATGGCACACAGGAAGGCAGTTCTTATGTGGACGCCAACGACTATGGCAGCACATCCACTTTGATTGTGGGAGCTGACTATTTGTACGCCAATACGCTATCTGCCTATCTAGATGATTTAAGAATTGTCAAAAGCGCAGCAATATACACCAGTAATTTTACAGCACCCACCACTCAGTTGACTGCTACTCCCAACACTGTGCTGTTGTTGAATTTCAACGGTATTAATGCAGCTACCACTATGGAAGACTCAGTGGAAGGCGCACAATTTATAAGTTTTTCAGGCGGAGGTGTGGCCACCAGTTTTGTTAATGTGGACTACACAGACTTTGGCGCAGAAGTGAGAAGCATAGCATCTGCTTCTATCTATGGCAATTACGGAGCATACGGTTCTGGAGCAGGAGTATTGATGTATTTGATTGGACACAATTTTGCCTACATTGGTTTAGGCAAAGAAGTGGACAATGATCCATCCACGGCCATACAGGTCAACGAAGTGATAGAATTATCCAACGCAAGAATATTTTACAGTTCAGTGGATCACAAAGGTGATTTCCGAGTGGGAGATTTATTCTATGTGAATCAAGCAGACGGTACAGTAACGTTCACTTCTGCTTTCACCAACATTGCTTCCAGCAGCACATTAACTTTCACTTCTGGTGGACATACCACTATCATTGATGGATCTTATATTCAACAAGACAATGTGAAATTGAGCGGCAACACCATTGAAAGTACCACAGGAGCATTGAATTTGGATGCAGACAATGGACAGATCAATCTATTGGACAATGTGAGCATCTCAGGCGACTTGGATGTCACAGGAGATGTCAGCATTGGTGGAAATATTACCATTGGTGATCAAACCACTGACACTTTGAGCATTGTGGCAGCTATTACCAGCGACATCATTCCACAAACCACTAACACATACAATTTGGGCAGTGCAGCTAAAAATTGGAACACAGTGTACAGTTCCACCATCAATGTGGATGGCAACATCAGAATTGAAAACAATTTGATCACCACACAGACCACCAATTCAAATCTACAATTGAGTGGTGCTGGCACAGGCAGTGTGGAGATAGAAAATTTTAGAATCAACGACAACACCATCACCAATACCACTGGTGATATGACCTTTACTCCGGCCACAGGTGTCACGGTGTTCACAGGCACAGGCAGTGTGAGATTGCCAGCAGGTGGTAACGCTGCCAGACCTGCCATACCCACTGCGGGCATGATCAGATACAACACTGATTCCAATCTATTTGAAGGTTATGATGGCAGTTGGACTGTGCTGCAAGGTGTGTATGATTTGGATCGCAACACCTACATCACTCCAGAATTAACTCCTGGAGCCAATGACAACACCATAAGATTTTACAGCAACAACACTTTGGTGGCAGATGTCAACAGCACTCGTTTTGATGTGAACACATTACAAGTGGACAGCATCACCATATCAGGCAACACATTGACCACCACAGGTACTAACCAAGATTTGATATTGAATGCCAACGGCACAGGCATCATCAGAATTGAAAATTTAAATTTTCAAACCAACACCATTACCAATTATGTGACAAATGCTCCCATCATATTTGAAACCACCGGTGATGGTTATGTGGATTTGAGTCAGGCAGGCGGAGTGCGTATACCTTATGGATTGTCTGCACAGAAACCCTCTGCTCCTGTGATAGGATTGATGAGATACAATCAAGATGATTTGTATGTGGAAATTTATGACGGGTCAAACTGGGTGTCTGTGGCAGGATCAGGCGGTGCTGTAACACTCACACAAGCAGAGCAATTTGCAATAGAATATGCACTTACTTTAGGATAAAACATATGACACAAACGGTTAAATACACACAGAAATAGGACACAAATCACATGGCAACAGCGTTCAAAAACAAGATTATCAGTGCAGTAGGCACCAGTCCTGTGAAGATATATGAAGGTCCTGTGGGAGTGGAAACCACTGTGATTGGGCTCAGTTTGGCCAATATTTCTGCAGGCATAATCACTGTCAGTGTGTTTGTGCAGGACGACACCAGTGCTCAAGCATTTTACATAAAAAACGCACAGATATCACCAGCATCATCATTGAGAGTGGTGGTGAGCGGAGAAAAATTAATCATACCAGCTGAATATGATCTGTTTGTGGAGAGCAACACAGCAGCAGCAGTGGATGTGGTAATGAGCTATGTGGAGATAACATAATATGCAATACATCGGTCAAACAATTGCCAACACCATTAAAAGTCACAAGGATAGATATTTCTATGGCCTGCGTAGAACTGATGCAGGTGAACTGTATCTGGCCAAGGTGGATCAAACAGAACTAGGTGACAGTGTGACCATCAACAACCCAGGATTGGCATCTGCCAACTATGAGGAATGGGCTGAAGGACAGGATTTTTTTGATGGTAGAGATGTGAATCACGATAAAATTTATACCAATTTAAAATATGAACAGTACAGATGGGATGATGTCAACTTGTATTACTATATCAATTCCGAAGGTGAATTGGTGGTGCGAATCAATCATCCTATTGATATGGAAAATCCAGGAGCAGCAGCCAGCGCTTACACCTATCCCAATGTGAGCGAAATACCTCTGTTCACAGGAGCTTCTATCAAATGGGATCAAGACACCATCACTTTTGACAACAATGAATCTTCATGGGACAGAACTTAAAAGGTATATTTGTATTATGGTAAATATTAACAAACACAATCAAGGACACACATGGTAAAACAGATAATCAATGATGGCGTAACACCCAATGATGGTCAGGGAGATAATCTAAGAGCCGGAGCTATCAAAATCAATTCAAATTTTGACGAAATTTACTCAGCCTTGGGCAATGGAGTCAGTCTGACTGTGATCAACAACAATCTGATCACTGCCACAGGTCAAAATAAAATCACTTTCAAATACAACAATTTGGCAGGTTTGCCCAATGCTACCACCTACAGTGGCATGTTTGGTTTCACCAGTGACACTGACAAGGCTTATGTGGCTGTGGATGGCACATGGACAGAATTATTAACCACTGCTTCCAGCATCAACTCTCTGAGTGATGTGAACACCACAGCAGTGCCTGCAGATGGACAAGCTCTATTATGGAACGCAGCCACTTCCAATTGGATTCCTGGCACAGTC